CCACTACCATAAGTTCCTTCGTATATTATGTACCCTCTTATATCCAGATCAGCAAATGTTGGATAAGTTGCAGCTATTGGAGTCCAAGATAAGACTACTCCTAAATTAGAATCTAAAGATGCTGCAAAATCAGAATTAACTTGTGATGGTTTTGCGTTTTTACCTACTACTTGAAAATTGGTTTTGGTTAGGGGAGAACTAGATTTTTTACCTGACGCACTAATACTTCTAACCTCAAAATCAAATGTTGAAGCACCTGATGATGTACTTACAGCTATGTCATCAATAGAATAAGTTGGGTTTTGTATTTCTACAGATTGAAAACCACTTGAATCTTTTTGGAATCTTACTTCATACCTATTAACACCACTAACAGGTTTCCAAGCTAGTAAAACACGAACTTTTACTTGATTTCTATATTTATATAGTTGTTCAATTGGGTATGTAACACTACCTGTATCAGTTGCCCAATCACTAGGGCTTGCTGGAATTAAATCAAGATTAGTGACATCTCTATGTTTAAGAGTTTCTAATGCTTCTACTGCTGCATATTTAGATTCATTATGTAGAACAGCGGTTACACCATATGTAAAATCATCACCTTCTTCTACAGATATAACTTTGTATAGCTGTGATTTTATTGCTGCACTTGTACCAGTGGTTTCTATAATCCAAAACGATCCTACATTAGGATCTGTATTTTGAAAGGTATCAGTATAAACAGGATTAGGTTGTCTTGTATTATCTAGAAAAGGTTTATTTCCACTAGCATCATTAATTTTTTTTTGAAATCTATTAACTACAGTAATTGTTTGTTGTGGTGCATTAATACCATTAGCAGCTATAGCTCTTTGACTAATCTGTCCGTCTGGGAGAATAACACTTAATAATCCACCTAGACCACCCCCTAAAGTTGGCAAATCAATAATATTATCTATACCAATAACAGTATTACCACTAACAGTTTGAACAGATGTGATTTGACCACCTCTTCTTACTCCAGATTTTACAGGATCTTGAATCTCAATAATTTGACCCGGTGTTATTAATGATCCAGCTTGTATTGTTGTCGTGAATGAAACTATATCTGTCTCTGTTGCAAGAGTAGTCAAAAACCATTTTGCAAGTCTTCTAGCTTGATGCCTAGAAGTTACTCCAAAACTATCAATAGTTTTTGTAATTGCACCATACTTAAGAACAGCATCATTATCGATTACTTGCTCATAGGCAGCATCTCTTAATTCAATATCGAAATACTTAACAACTATAACTGTTGCCCTTGTTTTTGATCCGCTCCCAGAATAAGAAAATCCTTCTGGTGTTACATTTGCAGTCGTAAATAAGAAAGACGGATCAATACCAGCTTTATCTTGTATCAGACTTATACTTCCTGACACATATAACGGCATAGCTCGAAAAACTGAACATAGGCTATTAACAGTTTTAAAAACGTCTTGTCTCGTTTGTATATTTACATTTAAACTAAACCTTGGCTCTGTAATTGTAGTAACTACTCCACTACCTAATCTATCTTTAAATGTTACAAGTTCTGATGAATATACAGATGCTGCATAAAAACTATAAACATCTAACTGACTAGCACTTATAAAATCTCCACAGCCATACCTAGAGGAAGTGAGCAAATCGAATAAACACCAGGCTGGGTCTGTTGTCCATTGCGCTGCTCCTAATGTTCCGTTAAAAACATAATTTGATGGATATATTATTCTGCCGTTGTCTGGGTCAACTGTGACACCATTAGGAATTTTTACTTTTATACCTTTTATTAGATAAGACCTTTTAGGTACTGAATTGAATTGTTCTGCATCTATTCTTAGCCCAAGAACAGCAGAGTTAGGATAGTTAAATCTTTGACCAAAAGTAACAGTTCCACTTACGTTTGCATCTTCTGTATGTTCAGCTTTTATTACGGTAGGTGAGACAACTGTGGTTATAACCATGCTGGTATTAGTACTGTCACTAAATTCACAACCAATACTGTCTCCTACTTCTAATAAATGATCTGTGGATGAAGTAATAGTTACTATTTTCCCTGCTCCACCACTGCCATTATTATGTGTATATGTACCAGATAGATCAGATGCTTGATGTTTAATTAACGTATGAGAGGTGACATAAAATTTACTGACATGACTAATAAATCCATCATTATCATTCATAAAAGTTGTATCTGTAACTGAAGTTCTTATAACTTCAAATTTCACAGGAAAAGTATCTGTACTTATATCAAAAACATATTGTTTTTGATAAAGATCAGCAGTTCTTCCTTTAATTTTTTGTTGAATTGATCCATTTACTGGTAAATCTGTAAACGCACTATTATTAGTTGATTTTCTAAATTTAAAAGTAAATTCTGTTCCTTCTGTATCTCCATTGTTTTTTATCTTTTGCAGACTAGGAACACTTATTAAAAATTGAACTTGATCTACACTAGGATCAGTAATATTAAATTGTTGACCTGTGGCATCTATTTCAACACCACTTTGACTATTAGATATTATGTTAGAAGCTTTTTCAAAGCCAGGTAAAACTGGTTGATTTGACGTTCCATGTTCAACTCGAACAATAACATCATCAAAATTAACAGTACCATCTGCATTTTTTAAAGGAGTGTTATCTAAAAATATTGAACGCATCCAAGAATCTGTTGCACCTGAGATAGGGTTAACAAAACCATCATCGACTAAACCAGCTATCTCTCCCTCACTTATAAGATCAACAATATGACCAAAAGATCTACTGTTTAATGAATCTGGATCAGTAGAAGGAGTTCGTGAACCACCGCCACCGCCTTTACCGCCACCGCCACCAGAACCAGCAATAAATTTATCCATTAAGCCTCTATATCGTTAGTTTCAACTTTCGTTGAAATAGGAATTGAACCGACCAGGGTTTTCCCATATACTACAGGAATTGCAGTTCCGGCTCTCGTAGTCTGTTGCACACCACTAAAAGAAAAAGATTTTATAGGATCTGTTTCGTCATCTGGCAACTCTGGAGTAGGCGTAAGTAAACCAGCAACACCACTAATAACTAATAAAATTCCAATATTTCCAGCTAGAGCAGTAAGACTAAAAGCTCCAGAAGCTGTAGCAAACCCCCCAGCTAAACCTTGTGGACCCAGGCCAAATCCAACAGTAGGATTTATGATTGCTAAGCCTATTAATGCAACACCAGCAATTATTCTCCCCACATTACCAGAACCAGTAACTACTGGAATAATTTTAATATCTAAGCCACCGCTAGGGAAATCTAATAAATCTTCCTCAATATTATAATCACCCATATAAACTCGATAAAATTGACTAGACATATGCCGTTCTAATCCCGCAAAATTTGCTTTTAAAAAACGTATAGCATCTATTGGTTTATTAATAACAGCTTCAAATTCATTTTGACCACCACAAAAATCTGCAAGCTCTCCATATAATCTTAATTTACTTAACATACCGCAACCTCTTTCCAGTACATTTTACAAGCCATTCCCCATAAAAATCCTTTGAACTTAGTCTACCTTCTATATGATGCAATATCATCTGTTGTGGCAATAAAAATATACCAACATGATTTAGACCTTGACTGTTTATAGAAAACAATAAGCTATCACCATGTTGCAATTCCTCGTCAGGTTCTAACTCCCTAAAACCTGTATCTTCAAAGCATTTATCAAAATAAGGATTTAATCTAAAACTTTCTGGATCTGTAGGTCTTTTCCAATCTCTTAATTTTATTCCAACAGATTCATAATAATCTTTAACAAGTGTCCAACAATCATGCACTCCAAAAGCATAATGTCTTCCTATTAAAGGAGCTTTATATCCTGTAGGTTCAAACTCATGCCACTGACCTAATGCAACTGCATATATATACCAAACTTTTTTTGAATTTTCACAAGCAGTTAAATCAGCAGAGCTAGGGAATGGAGTTTGATATGGATGTGAATGAAAGATACCAAATATTGTTCCTTGATCTTCTGCATTAGCATAATCTAATGGATCAATAATAAAATGATCATATGTATTAACTGCTATATTTTTACATCGCATATATCTTTTCCTACCTTTAATAACAACTACCAGACCACAGACTTCAGATGGAAACATATCCTCTGCGTGTTTTTGTGCCTCAATTCTCCAGTTACTCATGGAATGATCCGACACCAGGGAATTGTCTAGGTAGAACTTGTCTTTTTGGTAGCTTTACATTTGGTTGGTCAATAATTCCACTTAATTCAAATTCAACAATTTGTTTATTTTCTATTGATTTACGATCAACAATAAATATTTGATTTCTACTTGTTGCACTTGTATTTGCAGTAGACTCACCATCAAGAAACATAGCTAAGGTTTCTATTCTTGTTAATTTTGCATTTAATAAATCATTGCCAGGTGTAATCTTATTTACTTCTATAAGTATTGTTGAAATTGTAGACAAAAGATTGCTAACTCTTAATACTGGTCTAGCAATTGCATCATTTTGTCCACTTTTTTGATCAAAACCTTCAGCCTCAATAGGCATTGGAGTGTATGTTTTACTGTTAAAAACAATAGACCCTGCGCCAGCAGCAGTCATTCCAGAATGCCAACAATATGTAGTCGTGACATTATCTGGGTTACCTGTTGCATAATGTGTACCCTCTACAAGTTCAAGTTCATATAACTGAATTAACGCACTAGGATCAGGTTTCTGTAATTCACTTATATAAGAATCAGTCATGGTTCAAATACTTCTCTGAATACCAACTCAATATCATTCAAATTATGGGCAACCATAGTCACTGATGGATTTTGACAAACCCATTTACCAGTAGCTCCAAAAGGAGGAGTCCAATCAAAAGCTTTTGCACCATTATCACCTTTTAATGGATCAGCTAAAAAATTTAATATATTAGTAGTTACTGTGTCAGATCTATTTAAAAAAGACAAAGAAAAAGTTCTTCTACTTGCATTAATCCCATTTTTCAAACGCTGCTCATATCCATCTCCTAGAGCAACAGTAATAATATTATTTTCAACTGATAATTGAGGTGAATAACTTGGTGATACATCAGAACCAACACCAGAAGAGTCAAAAGTAGCCATTATGTATAAAGAATACCACCTGGTCTTTTCTGTTTAATAAGTTCTGCTTCTATAGCAACACCTATCATCTTACCAAGTTGATTTGCTTTCATTGTATTACCTTGAGCAGAAGTACCACCAGCATTTACGGAAACATTAACAACATTACCTCCACCTCCTGACGACTCAACTCCTAGCTTTCCTTGTTTGGTGCGCTTCAGCGGAAGAATTGCCTCAGACCCGGCCTCGCCCATCAAGCCAATGCCGTTCTTAAATGGAAAAATAGTAGGAGAATGGACAACGCCCCCTCGTGCAAATTTTTGTATTCCATTT